CTGCAGTCACTGCTTGTTTAGATTGATATGATTGACCATCAAGTGGAACAATGGCTTCAGTGCCGTGTAGAGTTGCGGGATATCCAGATTGCGGACCAGAAGCAACACCACCTGCTGCAGCATACATAGCACCGTCTGCGGCTTTTCCAGTTGTTCCTTGGAAACTCTTGGCAAAACTGCCAACCTTTTGCGCATACTTATCTGGACTTGCTGTTGCATAACCAGCAGCAGCGACTTTGTACCCAAAATCTTCTGGCGTTTGTGCTGCGATAGCATCTTTGTATCTTGGACCTTTTAAAAATCCAACATAACTATCAGTAAAATCCTTTAGGTCTGAAAATTCAGCAAAGTACGATTTTACTTGCACCCATTGCTTGCCCTCGTCTTGTGCTTTTTGCCATGAGCCCTTTCCAAACCACTCATCAATAGTAACCTCTCTGCCTTTCTTTTTTATCTTATCATTTTGACCCACAATTCCTGCTAATGATTCTCCGCTTTTTTGAGCATGTTCGAGTTGTTTCGCCGTATATTTTTCTTCCGTAAGAACAAAATCACCCTTTTTATATTTGGTGCCTGCCTTGATTCCAGCGTAGTTGAAACCTGCGGGAAGGCTCTTACCCTGACCAGACTCTCCAGCCCATTGTCCCAAAATACCAAGAGCGGGTGTGCCACCTAATGCCTTTGATGCATACTCAGCCCATGGCATCATAGTGTTGACGAATTCTTCTGGACTCGTAAACTTACCACCTGGTGGTGCTTTACCACCTGGTGCGCCATTTCCACCTGCGGCTGGAGGTGCACCTCCTGGCATGTTTGATCCAGAAGGAGTAGCCGTTGGAGCGCCACCACTAGATGCTGGTGCACCACCTCCCCCACCTGTCGCAGCTTCACCGCTGCCACCACCACTTGGCACGACCTTATTTTGATATTGATCGTACTGACCACCGCCTCCACCACCGCCTCCGCCACCACCTCCACCACTTGGAGCTGGTGCTGGCGCACCGCCACCACCTCTTGGTGCTGGTGCTACTTCTCTGCGCTTCTCGGCTTCTCCCTTTGATACTGGTGTTACTTTATCTGGACCTTCAACTGGCTTCTTCAAAAACTTAAATGGTTCAAAAGTAAATCCACCAATTGGTCCAAGTGTGAATGGGTCAAATCCTGGAAGATCAATCTCAACAGGACCCATTATTTCAGGAATATCTAATTTAACATCAGTCAAGAAATCGCGAATCTTCTCCCAAACACTCATTGCAAGATCGGCTATCCATTTAACGCCCTTACTGCCAATGTCCCAAATGAACTCAATCGCTTTCTTTAACAAAGGAACTGCAAATCCAATTGCACCACCAATAAGTTTATAGAAACTCTTAAGTGAGAAAATATCAAGAATTTCTTCAATTCCTTCATTAGCCTTTTTAACATCTTTCGAAAGTTTATCTAATTTTTTACCACTATCGTCTTTCTTTTCTACTGGTTCAGTTTCGTTTAATGTTTGGCTCTTTAGATCTGCATCAACAGACGGAGATGCTGTTGCCGTTGGTGCCATTGCTGCGCCAGCCGCTCCTGCAGCAGGAGCAGTTGCCACAGCCGTAGCCTTGCTTGCAGTGGCAGTTGGGGCGATATTCATTTTTTGACGCGCAGTTTCTGCGCCTACAAACTTACCAGTTTTCTCATCTCGATATCGACTGGCTTCTTTTGAATACTTGAGACCTGCCTTCTTCTCAAGTTTACGCATTTCTTTTTTAGACTTTGGTGCTGCCTTTGCTGGGCTGGCGCGAAGTTTGTTTGCAATACCATCAACTGACGATTTAATGCCGCCAACCATCTCATGAATTTTTTCAGACAACTCATAGATCTTCGTTATCTGATCATCGCGAAGTTTAGATTTTTCAGATTGTTTCTTTAATCCTTTTGTAGCCTTCTCTTTCTTTTCTTCGCCATTCTCTTCTTTTTCATCTTTAATCTTATACTTCTCGCGCATCTTTTTAAGTTCTTCTTCTGGAACTTTCTTGCCGAAAAGTTTATCAATCATCGCTGCTTGCTTCTCATCAGCAAAGCCAAATGCCTTTGCAAATTTACCATAACGAGACTGAACGCCAGACTTGGCAACTTTATATTCTTCTTGAAGATTGTAGGCTTCTTGGAGACCCTTAACTCCACCGATGGTTTTCTTTATGACACCACCACCTGCTTCGCCCATTTTCTGCTGGACAGCCTCACGCTGCATCTCGAGTAAGTTTTGAACTTCCTCTTCTGAACCTTTCACTCGAGTGCTTCGACGCTTACGGTTCTTCTCTTTAAGACCAGTTAAACTTTTAGCACCTGTAGTTTTTATCTTCATCGTTTTCTTCTAGTTCTTGTAACTTTTGCAATCTCAGATTTCTGTTGCTGTTGTTGCAACTTAATTCTTTCCTTTTCTTCCTTCAACCAGTTCATAAGCATGTTTACATAGGTCTGACGCTCCCACGGCAACATATTCTCAATGTCGCTCAATGCATACTTATGGTGCTGAATCAAACCAAAGTTACAATTAAAATAATTCGCTAAATTGTCATAACCAAACATTAACCGAAAAAATCGTCGATTCCTTTTACAACGATTGTATGGTTAAAGGAGCACTTGCTGCATGTAACTTCTTTTGATGTCTGCACATAAGGTAGAGTTGAAAAGAATGCTTTAAATCCTTCAAGTTGATCAAGACTTAAAGAACCCAAAAAGTCATAAAACTCTTCTTTTGTTACAGACCCAGCTTCATACTTTGAACTGTCATCAAACACATAATCTAAATGTTCATAAATTAGATCTAAAATGTTTTCTAAAGTGTCAACTCTAGATGCAATCGAAGATGAAATACTGATTGAAGGATATTTGAGCATCATTCCAATCTCTTCAGAGATCATAATTTTATTTGTATGATCTATTGGTACTATAACTTCTACTTTGTTTAAATCTACCTCAAATGCCATACTGTTGCCACATCGCTCTTCTTCAACAACATTCTCGCATTTGTATGTAAGTTCTAATGTTTCTCCTACTGAACGAAGTCGAAGATGAATAAAGATCATCTCCAAATCGAACAGCGGTAAATTCTCAATATCTACCTTCTCATCGAGGCAGCAGTTATTGATAATTTGCTTCACTGTATCAAGCAATGAAGACAGATCTTCTGCTTCCTTTGCCATTAACAATAACTTTTCTTCTTTCACTAGAAACGGTCGAAACTTTACCTTTTTATTCAACGATGTCAAATGCACATCAAATGTAGGATAACTAATTTTCGGTAATGCCATAATTTACTCCATGTTAAGCTGATCCTCGATAGCCACCAGTGCGCGCCATAAACTCCGTAGGTCTTGTTGGTTGAGTGCGAATAGCACCAGCTGGTGTATTCACAACCGAACCAATAGATCCAGTTTCATTATCACCAGCATTTGGCGCTGATTGCACAGGTGACACATCTGGAATTCTTGCATCTGTTTTAAGTGGTAACCAACGATCAAATTTAAATGCAACTGTCAATCGATGAATCTCGTCTGTGCCCCAGTTCAGATTCATTGCGTTTACTGTCACAGGAAATGCATTGATGAGTGTACAAGCATAACTCACATGCGGTTTATTAAATCGTTCTGGATCTAATGGTGTCATAGTTGCGACTGTTGCAAGAGTTGGTCGTGTTTCGCCCAGCTGAGTTTTATCTTGTCGCAATGCCTCTTCTCGCATAAGTTCAAATTTATCGAGTGGCATAAATTCACTATATTGACGAATGACAATATCTGTAACATAGTTCATCTTGTAGTTCACAAGATAAGTTTGTTTTGGAATGATGTAATTTAACCACGCATCGAAGAATTTCTTTTCCCATAAATTGCCAGCGCAAATAAATGTGAGAGTAACATCACCGAATGAGGGAGTGCCAGCCAATGGAGTCGGCGCACCAAAAATCTTATTTTCAATCGTATTCAGAGTATATCCAGGAAGTTCTGCTGTTTCACACTGCAGCGATAATTGTTCGGATGTCGCCATACCCATTAAAACGGATGGTACATTGATTAGAACATCGAACTTTGAGGACTTTGCAAATCCGTCTTGAGCGTCGAAGTGTGCGATAAATCGATTTACATTAAATGCCATTACTTTCTATATACCATCTTTTGTGTCGGTAGAAAAATTGCCGTTTCCCAATTACTTGGTTCGATGTATATCATCGAAGAAACGATATGAGTAAGTAGATATCTCTTCAGACAATCCTGTATAAGTTTATACCGTCTCGACTTATTCAATAAATCATAAGATAAACGAAACTTGGTTGTGTCGTCATATTTATCATTGTTGATAAAATCGCTTAATCGATCAAGAAGAATGAGACGAGAATATGGGTCGAGATAATGTAGGTTTAATCCTAAGAAACCGTCTGCATACATCTCAATTGGAATAACGAGCGGGAATTTGTCCCAGACAGGCAGAGTGTCTTTAAATTTAGGGTCATATTGATAGGTGTACATACGACCGACAAATGCTTTAGGTGAGATGCGCTTTGCATCGTTTAAAATGTTCGAGCGATCGGCAGGCATACGAAGTTTAGCGAGTTTACCGCCGAGCCATGATCTTGCCTCTGCGCTTCTTGGCGCAATGCCAGCCGCAGTCATTTCTCGACTTAATTTGTCAAATAGTGATGGCATTAGATTCCGAGATCATCCTCAGTTATGATTTGAAACTTCCATTGACGAGTCTTACAGTATTCAGATGCAGCCTTCCATTTTGCCTCATTCACACCCCAAGTCATCACCTCATTAATATATCTTCGAGTAATTTTACTCTTTTTTTCTGGAGGCTTCGCCTGACTTTTCGGCTTAACCTCTAAAATCATTCCCTCTAACATACCCAGTTTATTTCGAACACGAACAAAAAAATCGGGGAAATAGCGATGCCAACGATTGTCAACTGGGGATAAATAAGGTATTATAATCTCTTCGTTAGACCACTCAATTACACTTGGGTTGGCATCTAAGTGCACCATGACTCGGCGTTCCCACAGCGATCTATACCAGATGTTTGTCGGATCACCTAAATATTTATTGGTATTTTTCGGACTGTATCTACCTGAATAAGCCATAGATTTATTTAGACCCCTCGGAAGAACTTAATGTCAACACCACTTACGCTGAATAGTGTTTCAAGAAATCTAGATCCAAACGAAGCAAAGGGTCCACTAGCAATTTTGGCTAAGAATGCGTTTGCAAGCACTGATCATCGATACCCAATTAATCTTGGCACAAACAATTTCGAAGGTTTGCATTATGTAACCTTCTA